TGTTAGATAATAGAGACGTGTGAGGTCCAGGACTCTGCTCTATTTTTCGAAGTATTCTTTGACGCATAGTACAAGTACTAACAGAATTCCGCTTGATTAAAAATCTGTTTAAGTTGATTCCCATCCTTAAATATTGATTAAAAATCGCGTGAACGTGACTGCTTGTATTATTCCAAATCGAACCGCTAACGATATAGTTTTTGTGTTTTCATTATGAACTCGAACCCGAATTGCCCATCTATTGATGCTAGGGAGATCGATCTCAATACTGCCGATATGAGTGAATTAGGTAGTATTGGTGTTGATCTTTCTGCTAATATTAGATCCCCTCCCTTTCGAGTTCGTCATGTGTCTTCTCCTTTACCGGATGCAAGACCTCATGATGGACTTATTCGTGCCTCGTTGAACGTTTTCCAACGTGCTATACGAGACACTCCCCTTTCTGTGTTTAAACTTCTTCGTGGAGACGGCCGTCAGGCTGACTCCATTTTGAAGATGTTTATGCACTCCCTCCCGAGAGTTGTACCCCTTCATCCGGACATGACTTTCGCTGGTGCCACTTATGCGTGTGCTATTAATAGCGCAATCCAACGCATTTTTGTGATACCAGCGAACATGCCCGAGATGGCTCAAGCTCTCAAACCATTCACTTGGAGTAACAAATCTTCTAGATTTGTTTTCTTCATGTTGAATGATCCCAGACAAGAGGAAACTTTTGTCGCCCAGAGTATCTTCGATATCGGAATTCAACACTCCGTGTCCGAAGAAACTCTATCCACATTACGTGATATTTCTGATGGATTCCTTAACAAGTCTGGCTTTATGCAGACTTGTATTGGAACCCTGATTAAATTGAACACTATGTGGCGTAGTGGAGATGATCTTATGATCATTTCTTCTACATTCCTCGACCTTCTTCTCTCTTGGGGAGTAGGTATTTCCCTCGCCCAGCAGGCGTGGTCTCTGTTGTCTTCTCACTTTGAAACTATAACAAATTATTTGTTTAGTTTCAGAGCTGAAGCCAACGGAGGTTACGATGCTGTGTTTGTTAAGGCTATTAGTGCCGTGATTGCTAGTGTACTAGCAATTGTTGGCACTATGGCCTTACCCTCCCAGAAGATGTTGGATACGATTCTGAAGAGAACGTCCGATTTAGGACGTGCCTCTTCAGGATTTTCCACCATCTTCGAGTTGATGCGTAGTCTCTTTGACAAGGTATATGCTATGGTCTATGAGTTCATCTTCGGGGTCCCCCTCCCTGGAGATGAACTCGAGACTTTTCTTGCCGGGCTTTCCGCCTGGTACGATGAAGTAGCCGCCTTGTCAAAGTTGGACAACTTGGATGATCTAGTCCTCGACTTTAAGCTGTGCCGTACCGTGGAGAAATTACACGCTACTGGCTCAGATTATTGTCGTCGAATGGATCAATTCAAGTTGACCGCTGCGCAGAGACAACCCTTCTTGCACTTTTGGAGAATTGTTGTGAAAGTTTACGATCGCACAATTACCCATGGAGCAAGAAACCACAGTCCTCGAACTGAACCTTTGATTATTCATCTTTTTGGAGAGTCTTCAGTGGGCAAATCCGGGCTAACTTATTTGTTAGCCCAGGATTTGCTTTCACTGGAGAATCTTCATGAAGAGATTATGAATGAGGTTTATTTCAGGAATGTGGAACAGGAGTTTTGGGACGGATATCATGGACAGGCCATTTGCGTTTATGACGATTTTGGCCAAGTCCGTGATTCTGCTTCAAACCCGAATAAGGAGTTTATGGAAATTATACGAACTGGAAATATTGCGCCGTGGCCTTTACACATGGCGCAATTGGAGGAGAAAGCAAGAACGAGATTTACTTCTCGAGCTTGCATTCTCACTTCCAACCAGAAACGATTTTCTATGGACTCCTTAACCCATACCACCGCATTTATGAGGCGTATTGATCTTTATGTTAAAGTATCAGTCGCCCCAGAATATGCACTTCCCAACGGGAGAATTGATAGCTCAAAGGTCAGCAGCCCCCTTGACCCTAGAGTTTATCAGTTCACCCTGTTTGGTGAAGATTCCCAACCCCTACAACGAGTTGTACCGATGAAAGGTGGAACCACGAGAATTACTGACATTGTGCTAAATTATAAAGAATTTTCTAATTTAGCCAAACACAAGTATTTCTCGCGGTTTCATGAATCATCGAATAAGATTCGTTGTATTGTTGAGAGAGCAAAAACTCTGTCTACGATTACTGAGCCTATAAGTGCTGATTTGTCTTCCATTGTGAATACAGATCCGCGCTTTAAGGCTCAGGTCAATGACGGAGCTACGTGTCAACACACCCGCGCTTGGCATGCCACTGCTATTGCAGTTTGGTATGCCTTGCGCACTGGTGAACCTGTTGAATACGTTATCTTTCCCGACAACCTACAACTTCTCGCGAAGAAGGATACTTCTTATGAATCTTTTAAACGAGTTTGTTTCGATCTCTTATCTGTCGAGGCTCCTCAACTTTTGGTTGAGACAGCCCCTGGCAGTGATGAGTATTGGGACAAACTTGAATCAGAGATTCTAGAGAAGTATCCTACTTCCACCCCCGAATCCACCTTCTCCGGTTACATGACGTACGGACGTGATCGTATGATTGCGTCTTTGCGTTTACTATCGGAGAAGTGCATGGAGAATCCTCGTGCCGTCGCTTTGAAAGCGTTTGGACTCACTGTAGGGACGATTGGTGTTTGTTACTCTCTAAATAAATTATTTAGAGGTAGTAAGACACCATCGTCTCTAGCCTTGAACACACTCAATTTGGCTTCTTCCTCACACTGCTTCTCTAATTTTATTGGAGAAACAGTTGATGAGGATAGAATCCCGAAACGAGTTGTGAAGAATTTCAAGGCTGAAACAGTTGATGAAGAACGTATTCCGAAGCGATTGCCGAAGAATTTCCGTGCTGAAGCCGTACTAAGGGACACTGGAAGTGCCGATGAATATCATTTCTTTAAAGATGATGGACATGACGTATTTTCAGTTGTTCGTAATGGTTCGGAGGAAAGACATTACTTTCGCGACCCCGCGTTTACCTCGGAAGAAGTTGATTCATTCAACTTCTCGAAAGGTAAACCAACACGCAAGGAGCGCAAGCTCATGCGTGCTGAGGCCGCGATAGATAAGAATTCCGCCGAACTTATTAGTACGACTATTAAATCTAACACCTATCTGCTTTACACCAAAGATGGACTCACATGGAAACCTCGTGTTAACATGTTGTTCATTCAAGGTCGTATTGCAGTAATGGTAAAACATGCAGTTCCATATCTTGTTGGTGAGTTACGCTTGGCTAATGCACATAATGCTGAAGGAATTTACATATCTCGAGAAGAGATAGTTATTCGCCCATTCTTAACAAAGAATGGCGAAGCTATTGATCTCGTATCTGTAATACTCCCGAAGCAAGTGCCAGCCCACGCAACACTCACTAAACAATTCATGAAACTGTCTGATTTACCATCGTTTAGAAATGCAAGAGGAAACTTATTTAGCGTGTATTCTTCTGTTCTGAAAGGTATTGAACGCCCAACAGAACGATTGAATACAGTTGTAAGTTTGAATGCAATTGACAGCAAGGTTTATACCGCCGATCACAATGGCACGTCTACAGAGTATACTCTACGACGTGGCTATATGTATGAAGCGGAAACCCAAGCTGGCGATTGCACTTCTCCTCTTGTTATTTCTAACCCCCAGATGCCCCGGAAGATAGTTGGATTACATGTTGCAGGTGCTACAACTGGACGTGCTTTAGCACTTTCAGTCACCCAAGACATGTTATTGGACCATATTTCTCAGATTGACGATTTCTCTGCTCAAGTTTATTTTGAAGCAGAGGATTTGCCAATCGAATATGGTACTTTACCCCAACTACCTTCAGGAGGTTTCATTCCACTCGGCAAGGCAACTAGCCGCGTGGGAAGTTCAACCTCCACCCAAATTCGACCCTCGAAGATACATGGCATGGCAAGGGAGTGTATAACTGCACCCGCTGCTCTGAGACCTGTTAGATGTGGTGATCAAGTAATTGATCCCATGTTTAATGGTTTGAAGAAATGCGGTGGCAGTAGTCCACTCCTGGATTTGAAACTTCTTGATAGATGTAAGAAACATGTTTCTTCTTTATTGAAGAAATTTACTTACGCTGACAAGAGAGTTTTAACCCATGCAGAGGCGATCTCGGGCGTGATTGGTGATCCTTGGCTTATGCCTATGAATCGCCGGTCATCCCCCGGATTTCCTTGGTCCATGTATCGAAACGGACTTATTGGAAAGTCCAAGTGGCTCGGTTCCGGAGAGGATTATATCCTCGATGAACCCGAGCTCTTGGCTAAGTGTCAAGAACGAATTGAGGCAGCGAAGCTAGGAAAACGCATACCTCCAATTTGGACTGATACACTTAAAGACGAACGACGACCCATTGAAAAGGTCAAGGTTGGAAAGACACGTGTCTTTTCTGCTGGCCCTATGGATTATATTCTCAATGTGCGACAATACTTTCTTGCTTTTAATGCTGCTATGATGCAGAACAGAATCAAGAATGAAATTGCACTTGGGGTTAATCCTTTTGGCCTAGATTGGCATGAGTTGGCTCTACATTTAACTTCGAAAGGAGATAATATGTGCGCCGGCGACTTTTCTAACTTTGACGGTTCGTTGCCCTCTGTTATGTTGTGGGCTGTTTGTGATATCATAAATGACTGGTACGGCGATTCTGAAGAGAATCAACGTATACGTACAGTTTTATTTAGCGATATCGTTAACGGCATACACATTAATGGGGACAACGTTTATCAATGGACTCACTCGCAACCTTCTGGAAATCCGCTGACAACAATTATTAATTGTTTGATTAATAGTCTGATTTTTCGGTATGTTTTTGTGAAGGCCACTGGCTTGTCTTTAGCCGAGTGGGATAAGAAAATATCTTTTATCTCATACGGTGACGACAATGTTATTGGAATTCATGGATCTATACTTGACAGCTTTAATCAATTACGGATTTCTGAGGAGTGTGCGAAGATGGGCTTTACATATACCGATGAAGCTAAAACTGGCGATTTGGTCATTTCTAAGAAGTTAAGTGAAATTGGCTTCTTGAAAAGATCTTTCCGCCGTAATAGTGAAACTGGTATGTTTGAGGCTCCTCTCGAACTCGACACGGTGCTCGAACTTGTATCTTGGGTTCGTGGTGACTTGGATCCTGATTCGCGATGTGCAGATAATGTAGAAATCGCTTATAAGGAATTGAGTCTTCACGGACGCGAGGTTTTTGAGTTTTGGACACCACGATTGGAAGCACTCTGTAACAGGTATTTGCAGAATCCGCCAACGCTTTATGCGTTTGAGGAGTATGCACATATAGTTGTGGAGTACTACTAATCACAAACTTTCCGGAATGGGGCTTCATTCTTATGGAGGATAATGGAATGGAGCAGCAAATCCTGAATCCGGAATTTTACAAGACGAGGGCTATTTAGCTCGATTGCCACCGGCGCGTCTTTAAATAAAAGCTCTGGCAACCTCCCGTGGAGTTCCACTTGAACGGGCTATCAGGAACAACACGTTAAATCAACCAGCCTGCCACCAACGAAAAAGTATTTCAAACCGACAACCACCTTACGGACAAGCCCTCGCTCGACACTATGGGTGATCCGTCGGACACAATTGTTGTATCTGATGTTGCTCCGCGAACTGCATCACAGCAGATCACGGGCTTCATCGATGATGCAGCAAGTGTGCCGGCGAGTCTCCCGGTCTTGCGAGAGCCTGAGGACTCAATGATCGCCGCAACTATGGAAGAGAGAACACATTCTATTATTGATGTGTTATCTCGGCCTGTTGTTGTGGCATCTGGAACTTGGACTGATGCTCTCGTCAGAGACGATACTCTGGTTAACTTAGACTTCCCTGATACATTATTCAATAGCGCTGTGAATGTCGTGGATAAATTAAATTATTTCACGTATTTGCGCGCTGATGTATGTATTAGGGTTGTCATCAATGCTAACACATTTCAGCAAGGCAAACTTCTGGGGTACTTTACTCCTTTTGAGAGCCTTGTTGGCAACAGAGCTACTGTCTCTAATCACACACCGGCATTTACCGCCTTTCCCCATGTGTTACTGGACGCTTCGACAGGAAATGTGGCTGAACTACGTATTCCGTACGTTTCTCCATACTCGTCATACCGTCTTAGTGACAATACGGGAAATATTGGTACATTTTATCTGCGTATTCTTAATTCCTTGAAGTCTGGAAATTGCGAATATACAGTGTATGCTTGGTTCACAAATATATCTGTTGACCTGCCTTCTGGCCGTGAGAATTCACTTGGAACGACTGGTTCTGCATTGAACGCATTTAAGCGTTTCTTGAGAACTAAGCCAGACCTTGTGGCTTCCACCAAAAGTAAGAATGGTAAAGAGAGATTTGTGGCACAAGTAGCCGGTGAGGAATCTACTAAATCCCAGGGGATAGTATCCGCGACATTTGACACTATAGCAACCGTTGCTTCTTTTGGCAACGAAATACCTGTAGTGAAAGAGATCGCAGGGCCTGTTTCGTGGGTTGCAAAATTTGCAGCTAGAGTGGCCGAATATTTTGGTTACTCCAAGTCTGTGAATTTAGCGACTCCGTGCAGTATGATACAGATCCCGGGTAAAGGCTTCACCAACGCGTCTGGAGTTGATAACTCAGTGGTGCTTGGCTCAACGCAGGATAATGCCATTGAACCCAGAAACGATGTTTTCGGATCTGGAATTGATGATATGGCAATCCCGTATTTAGTCAAGCATCGCTGCTACGTTGATTCATTCAACATGGCTACGACGCAAACCGCCAACACCCTTCTGTACGCTTTTCCAGTGACACCAGGTTGGTGTAAGCTAGTCAATGGTGTGTATAGACCTTCTGTAACAGCTTTTGTTGCATCTATGTTCACACTTTGGCGCGGTGGTCTGAAATTCAAAATTCAGGCTGCCAAAACTGCTTACCACTCTGGTCGTGTGCGAATTGTTTATTTGCCCGCGACTGAGAGCTCCGACGTTGATGACTCTGATCAAGCGTATAATTGGGTACTAGATTTACGTAATTCTTCTGAGATCGAATTCACCATTCCCTACAATAACATCGTAGAATGGTCTGAATCTCGATTGATTGATGACATTACCAACACCCGATCTAGTTCTGTTGGTGTAATCCGTATCGAGGTCCTTAACACCCTTCGGGCCCCTGATACCGTTTCACAGGATATAGAATTTAACGTTTGGATATCTGGCGATTCTGATCTTCAGTTCGCTATACCATCTTTCCAGCGTTACGTTCCGTCTCTTGCGAACACCACCCTGAGTCGAAGGAGGCCAGATTTGAATGAAGTTTTTACTGCGCAAGTACTTGGTAGTCAACAAGATCGTGGTTTCAACGATATGGCTGATAAACCTCAGCTGTTTTCAATGAAAATACCTGATCTTGTAGTACCTTGTAAAACTGCGATTGGCGAAGCTGTTAACAGCTTACGCTATGTCACTCGCAGGTTTGCGCCAGTTTTTACTGCAAACAAGACATCCTCCTCCGACTTATTCTTGGATCTTCCGCTCTACTATTTTACCAGAGTGTTTGATCCATCTCAAGATTCACTCGAGACTTATAGGATAACTCCACTGGATTATATCTCGTATTTATACAGATTTTTCCGTGGTGGTACTCGCTATAAGTTTATGCTGAATAACTCTAACATCGCTGATAGTACAGGTTATCAGGAAGCTATTATTGCTCCCTCATTTCCTTCATCGCGTTCGATTACTACCATACCGGAAGCATTCTACACGCGTCTATCGGTGATGTCGAGTTCGTTCATGCACCGAGTGTATTCCTTGATCAATCCAATTTTGGAGGTCACACTACCATTCTATAGTCAAGCCATCGTGCGACCTATAGTCGGCGCTGACGTTGCTCAACCAGACACACTAACAGCAAACTCTTTGCTTTATAAGTGGTCGTCTGCAGCAGGCAACGGTTCAGTCGACGTCTTTAGGGCCGCGCATGATGACTTTACCTTCGGATGGATAGTTGGGCCACCAACTTTGAGATCTCGCGACTCATCTGAAGTTGATATCGATGTGTCCGCAGCTGGTGTTGAAAATGTTACAACTACCACACTGCGAGCTGTCGACGTTACTTTGGATCAAGTCTTAACACCAGGCACGTACTCTATATTATTGGCTGTACCAGCAACGGTTGACTTGGTTTTGACAGATACATCTACCAAACCAATGACACCAACATCGCTCACAGTTTCTAATGCAGGTAATTACATTACCTTTTCGTACGAATCCACTGGTATCACAGCAATTGATACAGTAGCAACTTCTGCTTCTATTCAATTGGTTGGTACCATTGGTGTTTTACTCGCCTAATACATACCTATTGCCTCTTCTATCTGGCTCTAAGGGTGTGTGCTTATTACCGCTTAATTTGACAAATTGGCTTTCGCGTATTCGGCTTTATTAGGTTTCACTCTTGTCACGCTTTATAACTAGCGGGTATCATACTTGCCTATGATATCACAGTTTCTTGG